ATCTATTTCATCCATAAATAACTCCTCCTCATTATCTAAAACTTCAGATATACTTATGTCTAATTTTTTAAAACAAAGCTCTAAATACTTAGTTCTTACTGTAGATCGGTGAATACTCTCTCCTAAGAAACCTAAAGCATCCCAACAAAATCTTTCTGGATGATGATAAAAAACAGGACTAATACACCAGTATTTTTTTGGAATAACTTTTAAAAATTCATAAAAATAATTTATAGGTATTGTTAATCCTATCGGTATTATTGTGGCAACACTTTTACTTGTTAAAGAAAAAAGCCTTCTAACATTCTTTAGATTTGAATACTCCTGCTCTGCACATTTGTTTAAATTGTTCTTGAGTGTCTTTAGGGCAGTCGTTCTCCCTAAGGTCTTTGATGATCTCTTCTGCTTCATTATATGTTAAATCGTTTAAATTAATATTACTGTATGAGTAATTACTAGCAGATGTAACCATAAGTTGTTCAATAAAACCTATTTGCCACATTGTACATTCTTTATCACCATCCTCTAATACATCATCTATCCAGTCAGTCATTTTATTTTTGTTTAAAATCATCTGATTCATCTTCACCAAAGAAACCATTTTCATAAAAACCAGCTAATTTAAGTACAATTCTTGACATAGCTCTCTTTTCTGCCATAGCAACTGGATATGCGTTTTTATTATTTTTAGGAGTTGCTTCACCAAAAGTCTGAATAATCTTATCTCCCATCTTTCCTTTTGCTTTTATTAAGCAATGTGAGTGGTCATCAGATAAATTAACTAATTCATATTGAATTTCAATTCCTTGTGCCGACATAATCTTGTCTACACCAGCTCTAGTTATGATTGTATAATGAGCGTGTTTAAAAACATCTTCTTTGACAAGGTTATTGGCAATGAATAATCTTCTTAATGTATCTTTTTTAGTTTCTGCTACTTTGTTTTCTGACATTTTTTTGTTTTTTTTGAATTATTACTTGTTTTATTTTCTGATGATGATTTGTATAGTGTTTTAAACATTTCTTCAGTTCCCATGTATGTGGCTATCCTATACATCTCTGAATAATATTTTTCCATATCATCTTGCTCTTGTTGGTGTAGAGCGAACACTTCTTTCATTTTTCCCATAGTTTTACTTTGTTTTAATTAGTTATTTTTATTTTAGTCGTTGATCAATATATTCTTTAACATCCTCGCTACCTGCCGAAAAGAATAATTCTTTTAAGTAACTTAACTCTTCTTTTAATTTTGATTGAGCATATTCATTTGCAATACATATTAATTGTAAAGCTAATTCTTCTTGATTAAATTTTATTATAACATCATAATCACAATCTAAAGTGCTTTCAATGATTTGATTATCTAGTTTACCTTTTAATATCTCTATTTTCATATTCTATTGTTTATTTCTATTATTATAATTTAATTAGTAATTTATTTATACTCCTTCAGTATTATCTGCTACATGACATTCTTTTGAGCAATAACCACTGTCCTTATTTAATTCTTCTCCACAAAATCCACAGTTATATACTTTTTCCACTAAATCTCTTTCATCTAGCCAGTCTTCACACTCATCACATATATATCCTTCTGATTCTGTGTGTTCATGGCAATCATAACATAAACCACTGTCTGATATTTGTGCTTCACAACAAGCACTTACTTCATCTTTTTCGTACCCTGCATTACAGCAAGGAGTTGCTAATTTATCGCTCATATTAAAAGTTTACGATTATTTGTTTATTTTTTAAATCTACATATAAATCCATAGGCTGAATACAATTTCCCCATTCTATAGCTGTAGTGTCTGACTTTAAAACCCAACCCTTATCATCTGAATCTATTTCTTGTCTATCCTCTTCTAAAACTGATTCATCATCCTTATAAACCACTCCAATTACTCTTGTGGCATAAACGCCTAATTCCTTTACATACTCTTCTCTAAACTCTGAGTAATATTGCCATTCTACACTAAAAGCTCCCTCTAAAGAGCAATCATCAGTTAAACCTTTGTGTATAGTTACATCGTATTGTGCTAACTTTGTTGTGAAATTCATATCTTGTTTTGTTTTGATTAGAATACAATGTAATGACTAATTTTTTACTTTACCAAATTATTTTGGATAAATCTTTATTCCACTAACTTCCAAACTCTATAAAAAACATTGCGTTATATTGTAGTATGAATTGGTATAGTATAAAGAATATTGCTAAAAGTCAAATGACTGAGGTAATGATATATGATGAAATTGGTAATTTTGGGGTTGATGCCAAGTCTTTTATTAATGAGATAAAACAAATCCCTAATGATACATCTGTTCTTTTAAGAATAAATTCACCAGGAGGTTCTGTTATAGATGGTTTAGCTATATATGATGCTATAAGCAGGATGCCACAAAAAGTTACTGCTCGTATAGAGGGAATTGCTGCTTCAATGGCTAGTGTTATTGCACTTGCTGCTGATGAAGTAATCATGAGTGAAAACTCTCTTTATATGATACATAATGTTTGGGGAGGTGAAGTTGGAGATTCAGATGATTTAAGAAAAGCGGCTGACCTTATGGATAAAATGGGTGAAAGGCTAATTAATATATATGTTTCAAAGACTGGTCAGACAGAGGAGCAAATCCGTTCTTGGATGGATGAAGAAACTTGGTTTAATAGTTTAGAAGCACAAGAAGCAGGTTTTATCAACTTAGTAGAAGAGCCTATAAAAATGGCAGCTATGTTTGATATAAAGAAGTACGACTACAAGAATACAAGTATTGTAGAAAAATTATTTAATAATCAAAAAAAAGGAAAAATGGAAAAAGAGTTTGAAAACTTAAAAACTTTTATTTCTGATATGTTTAACAAAGCATCAGAAATTAAAGAAGTAAAGATTCTTGACAACCAAGAAGTATCTAATAAAATGATTGCTATAGAAGAGTCTATTGAAGAGTCTAGTAAAGCTATTGTTGAATTAAATGGTTCAATAGTTGAAAAGGATGGTTACATTGCAACATTAGAAGCAGAAATAGCTACTTATAAAGTTGCTAAAATGGAGGGAACTCCAAGTGGTGTAGTACCAAGTAAAGATCCAAGTCCAACTCCAGAAGTTAAGGAAGTAAGCGTTTGGGAATCTTTTGCTAATACTATAGCAGAAGATAAAAAAATATATTTTAAAAATTAATTAAAAAAAACAAAAGAAAATGGCAAATGTAATTAGTACAAGTTTAACTTGGTCGCAAGAAGATGCTCAAAAGTATTTCTTAGCACCATTATTTTACGAAAACGAACATCTTAAAGGAATGGATGTTATGACTGATGTTTCTGGAGCTTCTATCTTATTAGATAGATACACTTCTGTGAAAGACATCACAAAAACAATGACTACAGCAACAAGTTTTACTGCTGATGGTACTCAATCTGCTAATACTAACATAACTTTAACATTATGTAGATTAGAAGTTGAACACGCACAACAAGCGAATGTATTATTCTCTCATATTAAATCTCAATTACTTAAAAAAGGAATTAATAGAGCTGATATGACTGGAACTATCTTCCAAGAAATCGTTTCTGAAGTTGTAATGCAAGGTATTAAAAGAGATTTCTCTACTATCTTATGGTGGGGTGATTCTGTTAATGGAGATGGAACTCAAGGATTATGTAATGGAGTATGGAAAGCATTAGACTTACAAGTTGGTGTTGGAAATTTCTCTTTGGCAAACAACAGAGTAGTTGGAACTAACGCACTTACTAACTTAGAAGCTATGTTAGCTCTTCGTTCTAATGAATTAGCGGCAATGGACAATCAATTAATATACTGTTCAAGAGCTTTTGCTGATGATTATGCTTTTAGATTAAGAGCTGCTGGAACTCATGTTGCTGCTTATGCAGATTTACAAGATGGTATTTCAAACTTAAGATTTCAAGGTGTTAGATTAGTTGTAATTCCTTCTTGGGATGTTGATATTGCTACTCATCATGCTGCTTTAGCTCTTATGGCTAATGCTTTTGCTCCTGATGCTGCTGCTGATACTATGTGTGCTATTTGGACTTCTGAAAACAACATTACTGTTGGTACAGACTTTCAAGCTCAAGATGTAGATATGTGGTATAATAAAGATGAAAAAGAAAATAGATTCAGAATGTTATACTCTATGGGTGTTGCTGTAAAAGAGCCTGAAATGTGTGTTGCTTCTGTTGAAACTGCATAATTAATAATATCTCTTAGGGGAGTTAGTAGCTCCCCTAAGTTTTTAACTAAAATAAAAAATAAATAAAAAATGGCTTTAACACAAGGACACGCAATTATATGTTGCGACAGAAACCGAAGAGGTGGATTAAAAAGAATCTGGCTAATGGAACAAGGAGGATTGGGTACTGTAGCTTATGCTACTGCTGGATCAGGACCAGGTTCTGATGCTCATGGTTCAGAGTTTGATGCTTTCGCAGGATCAACTTGGTACGAATTTGAATTTGATAGAGGAACTGCTGGTTTCACTGCAAATGCAACAAGAGAGAATGGTTCTACTCTTGTAAATATAGAATTAATGTTTTATCTTCCAAAAGTAACTGAAGAAGTTAATGCTAGATTAAGAGAATTAACAGAATCTTGTGGGGTTTATGCTTTAGTAGAAACTTATGCTGATGATTGTGATACTTCTGCTCCAGAAACTTACTTCTTTATATTAGGATATGATAAAGTTTTTGAAAAGAAAGCTTACATGGAATTTTCTTCAGGAGAACAAGCTACAGGAGTTGGACTTCAAGATGCTAATGGAACTGCTGTAAAACTTGCTGGTGTTCACGCTGAATATCCAAGAGAAATTTTACTTTTAGTTAATGGTAATGGTGCTGGAGCAACTTATGCTGCTGGATCAGGTACTTTAACTGGTTTTGCAAACTTATATCAACCAAGTGTTGGTGTAACTAATGCTTGGACTTCTGAAACTGTAGCATAGTTTTAATTTTTTATAAGAAATAGGGGGTTAATCCCCCCTTTTCTTTTATCTTTACAAAAAAATATTATGAAATATATATTCATTAAGGATTATTTTTTATCTGCTGATGATGATAGTGTTGAGGTAGCAGGAAGTAGTTTTTCAGTTTCATTTAATTCTATTTTAAGCCAAAAGGTTTTATCTTTTTTAAAAGATAAGCCTTATGTTAGTTTTGAAGGAGAAGTAAAAGAGGAAGTAGTAACCGAGCCTAAATTCAAAATAAAAAAGAAAACTATCAGAAATGAGCAGAAAAAAACAACAAAAGGAAGTATTAACTCAAACAAAAAAGAGTCCTAAGATACTAGGTTACTCATTTTCTAAAGATGTATCAAAAGATGCACCAAAGGAAACTAGCTTAATCTCTACTACTTTAAGGGATGAATGGATTCCTTTTGGCAAAAACAACCTATTTCCACAGGAATTGTCAGAGCTTTCAAGGTCTGCATCTACACACAGGGCGATACTTGGTACAAAGACTACATTTAGTATAGGTGAAGGATTAAAAACCACAAACAAAGCTTTAAAATCATTACTAGAAGATGTTAATGTCTATGGTGAGTCTATGGATGATGTTGCTAAGAAAGTTTTATCAGATTATTGGAAGTTGGGGAATGGTTATATGGAGGTTGTTGTAGGTCAAGGTTATATAAACTTTTTCCATCAAGATGGAACTACGGCTAGAGTTCATAAAGATGGCAAACACATATTGTTGCATCCAGATTGGGAACACGCAAGAAGATACCCTGATAATATGAGGAAACTTCCAATGTATCCTGATTATACTAAAGAGGGTGAAGTTTATAGAACAATTATTCATTTTGCTGATTATGAAAGTACATTTTTCTATTATGGGATGCCTGATTATTGTGCCGCTTTAGACCATATTCGTATAGCAAATCAAATAGGAGTTTATAATCTTACACGCTTCAAAAATGGGTTTATGCCTAGTGCAATTGTTGAGTTAAATGCAGACATGGGAGAGGATGAAGCACAAGACTTTATAGATGATGCTGTAGCTAAATTAACTGGAGCAGGAGATAATTCTAAAATATTATTTATAGCTAAGAATGGTGATGGTGATGCTACAAATGTGCAAATAATCAATGATACTAGTGATGGCTCTTTTATGGAGCTTCAAAAAATCACAAATGATAATATTATATCGGCACATAGATGGAATCCAGCATTATCAGGGATTCAAGTGGCAGGTCAATTAGGAAATAATCAACAAATACTTACTGCTTATGATATAGCTATGAGTACAGTGATTAAAGAACCTCAACAAATGTTTCTTAAATGTATTAAAAAAATATTAAAAGCTGAAAGAGGAATTAGTGCTAATGATTTAACATTTTATACTAAACCTCCTGTTTCTTTATTAGGAACAATTAATCCTGCTGAATTTATTACAATTAGAGAGGGAAGAGAGATTTTTCATTTACCAGAGCTTACAGATGAAGAATTAAAGGCTCTTATAGAAGAAAGGTCTGCATCTAAGAAGGAAGAGGTAAAAGAAGAATCAACTATTAAAAAAGAAGAAGATGGCACTAATAACTAGAGCAGAGGTAGTACTAAGAGCAATGACTAATGCTAATTTTGACAAGCATTTAGTGTTGCCAACTTTTATAGAGATAGCAGAGCTTAATCATGTTAGACCATTTTTAGGTAAAGACTTATATGATGCTGTTTCACAAGGTGGATATGTAACTTTAGTAAATGATTATATTAAAGATTATTTAGCATTTTGTGTTAAATTTGAAATATTACCAGACATAACATACAATACAACATCTCAAGGTGTTGTAGATAACATGGCAGATTTTACAAGCCCTGTTAATGAAAAGAAATTAAATTATTTACGACAAGAAACTTATAAAAAGGCAGATACTTTTAAAAAGAAGATGCATTTATATTTAGATGACAATCAAAGCTTATATCCTGAATGGAAGGGCTGTGGAAGTTGTAGCTACTGTAGCGGTAGTGGTTCTGTTAGTAAAAGACATGGCATAATAACATATTAATAAATGAAGCATCACAATAGTCTATCAGATAGTCAGATACATAATGCCAAAGGATTTGAACCTGCAAGGAAAAGGAGTGTATCTACCAAAAACTTATTAGGAGTTGTAGAATGGGTTAATGGTAACTATACTAGCACAGTAACTATAACTTCTGTGGCTGATCAAGCAGGTAGTTTACACCATCAATACCTATGTATTAATAATAGTTATGATGCTATTAAATATGCTGTATATTTTCAAGTTACTTCTACTGCTGTTTTATCTACTCCATCTGGTTATGGCGGTGTTATAGCTGTTGATTTAACTTCATCTGGAATAAACTCTTCTTTAATTCAAGTAGCTACTGCTTTGCAAACTACTTTAAATGCTCACGCTGATTTTACAGCAAGTAAAAATGAAGAGGGAATAGTAACTTTAACAGGATTAACTTCTGCTAGTCCAGCAAAACCTGTTAGCTCTGGATTCATTATAAATGTAGTAGATGTAGAGTTGTCTGATGAGGTTTTAACTACTGATTCTAGTGGAAATCTTAAATTTACTTCTCTATCAAGTGTAGCGGCAGATAAAAATTATATTCATACACAATCCGAATCTTCAGCTACTTGGATAGTAAATCACAATTTAGCTAAAAACGCATCCGTAACAGTAGTAGATTCGGCAGGAACAGTTGTAATTGGTCAGGTAGATTATAATACTATAAATCAAATAACACTAACATTCAAAGCTACTTTCTCTGGAAAGGCATATTTCAATTAATAATTAATAAATAAATAAATAAACAAATGGCAATTAAATTTTTACACGATCTTGATGTAGCAGGTAACATAGATCTAAACGACAATCAATCACTAAACATGGTGATTCAGCATCTAGCGAACAATCCTACGGCAGTTGAGGGGAAAATATACTACAATACTGGTTCTGATAAACTAATGGTATGTCTTGGTACTCAAGCATCAGATTGGACTGAATTATCAAGTGCAACTGGAGATATTACTTCTGTAGCAGGTGGTACAAACATCAATGTTTCTGGAGGTGATACAGGAGATGCAACTGTAAACTTAGATACTTCAGTAACAGATGCAATAACTCTTAATACTGCAAAAACTGGAATTACTAGTGGTCAAACTTCAGCAATTACAGCGAATACTTCTAAAAATGGCATAACAACTGGTCAAGCAAATGCAATTACTGCAAATACTGCTAAAACTGGTATAACTAGTTCTCAATCAACTGCTATTTCAACTAATAGTGGCAAAACTGGTATTAGTTCAGCTCAAGCGAGTGCTATAACTGCAAATACAGCTAAAAATACAGATGTAAATCACAATGTTTCTACTGATTTAAGTGCTTCAGCTAATGGAACTTCTTTAGTTATAGAATCTTCAGATGGAGATAATGCTTCACTTCCAGCAGCTACTGAATCTGCTTGGGGAGCAATGACTGATGAACAAGCTTCTGCTGTAATAGCAAATTCATCTAAGACTGGTATTACTTCAGGTCAGGCTTCTGCTATAACTGCGAATACTTCAAAGACTGGCATTAGTTCAGGTCAAGCATCTGCAATTACAGCTAATACTTCAAAGACTGGTATTACAAGTGGTCAAGCTTCAGCGATTACTGCAAATACTAATAAGACTGGTATTAGTTCAGCTCAAGCTAGTGCAATTACAGCTAATAGTGCAAAGGCAACAGATGTTAATCATAATGTTTCAACAAATTTATCTATTTCAGGAACTTCAGCAGCAAGAGTAATTGAATCTTCGGATGGAGATAACGCTACTATTCCAGTTGCAACTACATCTGTTTCAGGTGTTATGTCGGCTGCACAAGTATCAACTTTAAATGGAAAAGCTCCAAAGGCTTCTCCTGCCCTTACTGGAACTCCAACAGCTCCAACAGCAGGAACTGATACTAACACTACTCAAATAGCAACTACTGCTTTTGTAAAAGCTAATGTTTCAGCTCTTATAGCTGATGCTCCAGGTGCTTTAGATACATTAAACGAATTAGCAGCAGCTATTGGTGATGATGCTAATTATGCTTCAGGTGTTACAACTGCTATAGGACTTAAATCTAATACAGCTTCTCCAACATTTACAGGAACAGTAGGAGGTATAAGTAAAGGAATGGTTGGGTTAGGAAATGTAGCAAATATTGCAGTAAGTGGAACAAATACTGGTGATGAGCCAAATGCAAGTGTAAGCGTAAAAGGTATTGTTGAATTAGCAACAACAACAGAAGCTTTAGCTGGTACTGATGGAGATAGAGCTGTAACTTCTGCTGGTTTAGCTGCAAGGTCATACACTACTACAATAGGTGGTGCTACATCAATAGCAGTAACTCATAGTTTAGGCACAAAAGCAGTTATTGTTCAAATGTTTGATACATCATCTTTTGAAACTGTATATGCACAAGTAGTTAGAAATACTGTTAATCAAGTTACTGTAGATTTCCGTACAGCTCCTTCTGCTAATGATGTTACAATAATGGTTATTAAAGTACAATAATTAGATGTCAGTTAATAAATATGAAAAGTTTGGTTCTAGGGGGTTTGCCCCTAGTTCCAATACTAATGGCAATGGAGAAGGCGATATAGTAAATTTTGGTGGTGGTAGCGAAGAGAATCAAGTTGTTGAAGGAAGATGTTATTACCTTAATGGTTCTGGTTATTGGTCTTATGCTGATGCTGATGCTGCTGTTTCATCTACAAGTTTATTAGCTATAGCTTTAGGTAGTGGAGATCCTGGTGAAGTTGGTATGCTTCTAAGAGGAATGGTTACTTTATCCGTTACTCCTGGTGCTGGTTGTGGAATACCTTTATATTTATCAAATAGTGCAGGTCAAATAACTAGAGTTGCTCCAAGTGGCACTAGTGATTATGTTAGAGTTGTTGGTTACAAGGTAACTACTGGAGCTGAAGATAAACAAATCTGGTTTAATCCTGATAATACTTGGATAGAAATAGCTGAAGGATAATGGCAAATGTTTTAAGTCATATAAATGGAGTTGAGTCTAGTCGCATAAGAAGTGTTAATACTGTGCAAATTGCTAACATTGACAATGTTATTGGAATGGAATATAATGAACCTTCTGCTTCTTTTGGTAATGCTAATGCTGTTGCTAAGTCTATTACTACTGGTACTGGGCAATCTGTTCGTATAGCAGATACAAATGGTAAATTTAACTTTATTCATAGCTCTGCCTATACTATATCTTTTTGGGTAAAAGCAGGATGGAATAGTTCTTTAAATACTAATATTCATTTATTTTCTTCTACAACTTCAGGAACAACAAATTCTAGTGCCAATATGATAAGAATTTTTTATCATGAATCTTACAATAGATTATATTTTGAATATCGTTCTGCTTCAAATGCAAAAAAATCTAACTTTTATTTATTCCATGCGAACTCTGGTAACCATGCTGCTGCTTATGCTGCTGCTGGTTTAGGAAGTTCACAATATTGGAGTAGTGCAAATAGAGGTAATGCTAATTCTGCTGGTTATACAATGATTACAGTTACTAAAGGAACATCAAATTCTGCTGGATCTAGTAATGCTCCAATGTATTGGAACGCTACTCCACTAGGAAATGGTCATTATGGCTCAAATGGAACTGGTCAAGGAACTCCTAATATGAGTACAGCAGATAGACAAATAGCTATAGGTAGTAATAGTTGGAGTTATGCTAAATCAGGTAATAGTGCAGAAACAAAATACAATGATGTAACTATTTGGGATAAGAAATTATCACAATCAGAGATTACTGAATTATATAATAGTGGCACTCCACTTGATGCAACTGCACATAGTGCTTCTAGTAATTTAAAAATGTATTATAAAATGGAAAACAATGGTAATGATAGTAGTGGAAACTCTGCTCCTAATATTGTTTTAAGTGGTAACTCTAATTTTGAATCAAAATAATGAATTATTATATAGTAACAAGTGAAGTTTTTGATGAATTAGATAAAAAACTAATTGAATTTGCTCATTCAAGTGTAGATGGAAGTGAATGGACTGTAACAACAACAGAGTTAATAGATAATGAAATATTAAGCTTTGAAAATACTTTAGAAATATCTTTATATACTGCTGAAGAAGGCTCTTTTTGGACTGGAGATAATACAGGTATAGAAGAATGGGAGTTAGATGGAATTAAATATCTAAATGGAATATAATAATAAATTAAATAAATAAAAAAAAATGGCAACAACAGTAACAAACGCAAACTTAACAGTAACAGTAACAGATTCAGTTACCCTAAATGGACAATCTTATGGTAACACAAACACATTAACAGTATCTTCTATAGATGAGGTTTATAGTAGAGTGGTAGAAGTTCCTATCTCTGCATTTACAAGTGTACTTGAACTTGGAGCAGCTTCAGGTCAAGGTATTTTAAAAGCAACTGATGTTAAGTATATTAGAATAACAAATTTAGATGACACTAATTATGTTAATTTAAAAGTATTTGGAACAGATTCAATGGTTATAAAACTAGAAGCTGGGAAATCTTTTATCTTAGGTGGTGTAAGCTTTGATGCTATTGCAAGTGCAGATATAGCAACAGGTAGTGTATCTCATAATGCAGCATTTGTAATCTCAGCAGAAGCACAGGTAGCAGCTTGTGATTTAGAGGTTTTTGCAGCAACTATCTAAAATGAAGCTTAAGGTTCTAAGGTTTAGTAGTCAAGCTGATTGTACTAATGGATTACTCTTTACAGAGTCAGAAATGGGTATGAGATTTCTTGCCTATACATTAGAGGATGAGCATAGAGCATTAAAGGTTAAAGGTGAAACTAGAATCCCTAGTGGAACATATAATATAAACTTTAGAGATGAAGGGGGGTTCAATGAAAAATACTCAAAAAGATTTCCTGGAATACATAAAGGTATGTTGGAGGTTTGTGATGTTCCTAATTTTAAGTGGGTTCTGCTACACTGCGGTAATGATGATTCTCATACTTCTGGATGTTTACTTGTGGGGGATTCGCAAGAGAATAATGTCATCATCAAAGATGGTTGGATTGGAAAGTCCACTAATGCGTACAAAAGAATATATCCAGATATTGCTAGACAATTAGTTTTGGGGAATGAAGTTACCATAGAATATATTGATTTAGATAATAGAATATAATGGCAACTAATAAAGACATAGTAAAGGAGATGGCACTAATGGAACATAGAATGGACTCAATGGAAGATAAGTTAGATAAAATGGATGCGAAACTAGATATGCTTACAGAAAGATTACTTGATCCTGATAGTGGTGTAACTGCTAGAGTAAATAGAAATACAACTGCTAGGAAAACACTAGCAAGGTCGCTTTGGGTTCTTTATGGTATTGTTGCTGGTTTTATTATTAAAATGTTTTTCAGTTGAAATCTCCAATAAACTTTAAAGATTTTGCAGCAAACCCAATGGCAGGGGGTTTATTTTTCTGTATTATCGCTATTGGTTATTTATATATAGACAATAAGACTACTCTTACAAATCAAATAGAAGATTTACAAGAAGAGGTTATAATTCTTAGAGGAGATTATAAAAAGCTTAATGATAAGTTTATAGAAACATTAAAAAACATAAATGAAAGTTAAATGTTTTATGTTATTGCTTATATTGTCCTCATGCTTCTCATCAGAAGAGCCTGTGGAAGAGATAAAATCTTTTGATAATAATTTAGATAGTCTTTTCAGGTCAGCAGATGAAGCTGTAGACCAAGTAAACTCCAGAAAAGAACAGAAAGTATTGTTAGAGCAAGACTTATGGAGGAAGAAAAGAGATATAAAAGTTATCAAAAAAAAATATTCAGATAGTCTGTGGAATCTAAGTAATATGTACGAGAGGACTACAATGAGAATGGGAGATGATAGTATTCAATATGAATATAAAATAGTTTTACAAACAATAATAGACACAGTTAGACTTACTGTAACTGATACAGTATGTGGTGTTTGCCTGACAAAACAAAACAAGAAAGACAATAGATGGTATAAAAAAACTTTTAGGTGGATTAGAAAAATATAAACATAATGGCAAAGAAAAGAAAGAAAAAGAAGGTTTATCCAATAAAAAAATAACATGAATATACTAGGTAAAATATTTTCAAGTGGAGCTAAAGACCTTGTTGATAGTGTAGGAGGTGTTATAGACAACTTAACTACAACAAAAGAAGAGAAGTTAGAAGCAGAAAGAAAGATTCAGGAGATAATTCACTCTTATGAATCTAAAATGCAACAAGAAGTATCAGCTAGATGGAAGTCAGATATGGAATCAGACTCTTGGTTAGCTAAAAATGTACGCCCAATTATACTTTTATTTCTTGTTTTAAGTACAATGATTCTTATCTTTATAGATGCAGGTTTTATAGACTTTCATGTGGATGGAACTTGGATCGATCTTCTACAATTGATCTTATTAACAGTCATTGGTGCATATTTCGGTGGAAGGAGTTGGGAAAAGGTTAAAAAATAACAATACTTTTACTATATGGGAAAACGATTAAGACTTTCGGATGAAGAAGTTGATTTTATATATCAACACCGAGCAGGGGATTTAAAAAACCTCAACTATAACCTTTCGCACAATTCAGCTTTAGATGAGCATTTACTTGAAAGAGGTATTGAAAAGAAAGATGTTATTTCAGTTAAACATTGGCAAAACATGGGTGGTGATTTACGATTTTCAGTAGTCACTAAGCCTAATGTAGTTGATGAGAAAAATGTATTTAGTAATGTTTTAAAGCTTATTGAAGATAATGCTCCTGAATACCCTAAAATTATACATAAAGAAGGGCAACACTTATTGGTTATCAATCCTGCTGATGTTCATATTGGAAAATATGCTAGTGCAAGAGAAACAGGTGAAGAATACAATATGGAGATTGCTATACAAAGAGTTTTAATGGGTGTTAGTGGGCTTATTCAAAAAGCTAAAGGTTTTGGGATAGATAGAGTGTTATTCTGTATTGGTAATGACATACTCCACACCGACTCCGTGCTTTCGGCAACTACTAGAGGTACTTATCAAGATACAGATGGTAAGTGGTGGGAACATTATGAAGTTGCTTTACAGGTTTATGTTCATTGTGTAGAGATGTTAAGAGAAGTTGCTCCTGTGGATTGTGTACATTCAATGAGTAATCACGATTTCCAAAGTGGATTTCACCTGGCACACGCTTTAAAGAGTTGGTTTAGAAATGCAGATGATGTTACAGTTGATGCTGGGGTATCAAATCGTAAATATTATAAATTTGGAAGTAATTTAATTGGACTAGAACATGGGGATGGGGCTAAATTTGACAAGTTACCCCTTTTGATGGCAAATGAGAAGCCAAAAGAATGGGCAGAAACAACTCACAGGTATTGGTATCTACATCATTTACATCATAAGATTAAGCACAAGTGGTTAGATGCTAAAGATTATATTGGTGTTACTGTGGAATATATGAGAAGTCCATCAGCTAGTGATTCTTGGCACTCAGGAAAGGGGTTTTGTGGTGTTCCTAAAGCAGTAGAAGGATTTTTACATGACAAAGAAAGCGGTCAAGTAGCAAGATTTGTGCATTATTTTTAATTATACTATAAAAAAAGCTTTTATTTGATTAATATGTCAAATATTTTTTGTTATATTGTAATGTTTTGTTGAATATAGTAAATCTTACTATAACTTGTTAGAAAGTGATAAAGGGGAGCTTAAATGCTCTCCTTTTTCTTTTTGTGATCAGTCCAGGCGGAAGAAAATTTAATTTTTAACACATAAATGTACGCTGGAAATTCTCTTTATACTAATATCGTAAATGTACGCTATTGATCCTCTTTATATGTAATATGGCAAATATGCTCTTCTGAGTATTGCATTGCATATGATTTCACATTTATTCATCTAATTGAATCTAAATTCACCTCATCTCATCTTATTAAATTTGATTGCATATAATTTGTGTATCTAAAAAAGTATTCGTTATATGTAATTAATATTAATCAAACAAAACACAATGAAAACATTTCAAGACTTTCTAGCAACAAGAAAAAAAATGACTCCACAAGAGTTTAACGAGAAGAATAATGATGATGTAGAGGTATCTAACAACACAACACATATATATGTATATGAGGAATACTACTATATACATATTAATACAAATTTTTCAACACATGATAGAGCCAATACTTATATGTTAAATGATAGTTATGGATTAACACTAGGTAATGAATACATTGAGAGTGATAAACTTCATACTTTAGAGAGAACGCTATACAATGATTGGTTTATTGATAATGTTATGGGTAAGGAAGAGTGGCTACCTTATGTTGGAATCCACACACCGCATAAAAGTGGACATTACTACATTATGTTTGAAGATATGGGGTTTAGAGTTGAGGATATTAGTTATGGTAATGATTCTGTTGATACTTTTAGATTAAGTATTAATAACATAGAATTGTTTGATGTATTACTACCTAATAGTGCTAATGATAATAGTGATAAAGAACAGTTTAATCAATTTGTTGTTCATCATTTAGAGAGAAGTAGTTATGATTCAAGTCAATTTGATAGATGTGAAGATAGTTTTGATGTTTATGATAACATAGTAGATATGCAAGAATCATTTGAATTAAGATTTCACCAAATAGCTAGAGATTACATGGTTGAAGTAGTTGGTTCATTTGAGCCAAGTAGTCTTGATGAGTTTTTGAATACTATGGAAATCCTAAAAATAGATGGTTATTCTATATTGAAGATTTGGGATAATTGGAATGTACTAAATGAATCTATGACCTTTGGATGTGAGCCTAAAAATATGTTTGAAGATGATGAAAAAACAAGAGTATCAAAAGAATGGGATTTAAAAATAGAGAATTTTGAGAAAGTAAAAAACCAAATTGAGTTAGAGATTTCTAATGGTAAAATACCTTTAGATACTCATCACTTAGATTTTGGTAAATTGGCTGAATACTTTGATTGTAGTTACTTATTAAATGGCTGTACATCAGATGAAATGGCTTCTGATGTTATAGATTTAGTAGATGATTACTTGGAATTTGATTGCTCAATAACTTGGAGTATCCAAAAACCTTTGGATAATGGTGATGAATTAGGAAGTGCAATGGGAAGTTTTGATAAGAATGGAGATGCAATGGGAAGTGTGGATGAATTAGAGTTAAGTAGATTAGCTAATAATCATTTAAAGGATAGAATTACAGTCTTTGAAAAAACAGCGGTATCAATGGAAGCCTTAGTAAGGAGGTCGGCACAAAGAATCAAAGAGTTAGAAGATAGAATATATGAGTTAGAATCACAGGTAGACATTAAAGATGAAGTATTCTCACCTCAAAGTTATCCTTTACTATTAACATCATTAGAAACTCTTATGTACATGAAAGATGATGTTAGATTTAAAGATGAGAATATTCCTACTCGTTCTAAAATTGTATCACAAATGAAAAAAATCAATACACTAATAATTAAATAACAAATAAAACAAAACAAAATGACTGAAATCACAAAACAAAAAGGAGGGTTTAAGCAAGTAACAATCCAACAAAGAATAACTCTGCATAAATTTGTAGAAGTGTCTGTAAATGTACCTGTAGGCGTTGGAGATTATGATGTAGAGGAGTGGATGCAAAAGAATATTGAGGAGGAAATTACTGATAAAATGGATTTAGCTTTAGATAAGGCAGAAACATTAGGAGGTAGTGGTTTCTATGATTACAATGGGCTAGAGAATTGTGAAGAAGTAGAAACAAGATTTCAAGTGGGAGATTATGGAGGGCATACCTATAACTATTAATCAAAAATCATGACTAGAAATTCAATAGTAGAAAGGTTACTAGACCAAGGACATATTACCATAACATGGGCAGATATTATTCTGAACTTAAAAGATAGATGCATTGGTAGAATTACTGAGTTACATACTGATGGTAATATAAATACAAATGAAGCAGTACTATTAATCAAAAATTATAAAATGAAAAATCAAAAAGAAAATATTACAGAATTAAAGGATAAAATTGAATCTCAAAAGGAGGTAATACTGAACTTGAAAATGGAATTATTGTTTGAAACAAACAGCAAAGAAGTTGCAAGGAGAGGACTTAGGCAGATGTATAAAAAATATCAAGTCTTGTTGTTAAATGCAGATGAGCTTTCAAATAAGCTAGAAAAACACATTAATAGATGATAGAGCAAAATAACACTCCTAACAACCTTAAATTGCTTTTGAGGTGTAATGTGATAACACTACAGAGTTATTATCTTAGAAGTAAAGCAAATGAGCTACAAATCAAAACATACACTTGCGAATGATGTACATATGGATAATAATCTTCTTCTTAGCATTTCTTAAGATTTGCGATTAAATTTAAAAACAGAAACCTCCTTAGTTGGAGGTTTTTTTATGCTCAAAAGTACGCTTGATTTTCTATTTACAAGCGGCACTCAAAAGTACGCTTGATTTTCTATTTACAAGGGAATAAGATTTTTGGGGGGTGTTGTGGGTGGATGCTCTTTTTTTCTGAAGTGCTGCGGCTCTTTTTGTTTATGTCCGCTCACTAGGAGCAAAAACCATGTAACAAATAAATATTTAATAAATAACTATAAAAAAGTATTAATATTAAATTTTTTTATATATTGCAACCCTAACAAAAACAAAAAAACATGAACACAGAAACAAAAAAACCGCGTTACTATGTGCCGAC